CAGCAAAAGCTATATCATTAAACTCTTTAACAAGAAAGTTAAATCCGGGTGTATGCTTACCTGTTAGTGCAAGTCCGTTTACACCAGTTCTAGCAAATAGAAAGAATGGTCTGACATATGGATTAGCTGTTAATACATCATTAAGACCTTTAGCAAAACCTGTTAAGGGCTGTGTAAGTGTAACTTCCTGACGTGCAAAATTAGTAGCTTCGTCCCTTATGTTACCATTACCATCAAATATCTGCTCATAAAAATCATCTTCATAAGCTCTCATCAGCTTTGCATTTATCTTAGGCATTTCATATCCATTGCCTTGCATATCCAAAACTCGACGCATAGCTTTTTCTCTCATCTTGGCTCTACCTAACAAAAATGTAAAGGCATCATCAGTTGCAGCCATTATTTTAGTAGAGTATGAAAAGAAATTGTTGTTGTTGATATTACGAACCATGTTAGTAAAAGCAAATATAGCTCGATCTGTTGGATCAGCTCTACCACTTTCTTCTGCCCATCTACGTACAACCTCCCAGTTGTAGTCTCCTTTATGAAATTCAACGTATCTAGTTTTAATAGTAGATAATTCACCACTCCAGTAGCCGTTTAGTTTTGTAAAAAATAAATCAAAAGCTTCTGGTACAGCATCTAGCATACCAGCCATAGATGCTAAACTACTTTTTACAGTAGCTGAGTCTCCTGTAAACGGATAACGTAAAGTAGCTCCAATAAAGGTTTGTAATGGTCTAAGAAATGTTGCAGTACCTGTACCTAAAAGTGCTCGCATAGGAGTTTTAGGTCCACTTAATACACTATGACTAACCATTTCTTGTAAGCTTCTAATTAATGCTCCAGTACGGTCAGGTTGACCCTCGGCTAATTTACCACCTTTTAGTATGGTTCTTGCCCAGTTGTCAAAATCTTCTAAATTATTAACATTTTTCATCATAGAAAATGTTTCAAACAACGCATTAAGTAAGTTATCATCTGGATCATCTTTAGCTATTTTCAGCATAGACAAGATAGATGATTTTACATCTTCCATATCTGACTTTACAGCATTGTTTACAGCATCATTTAGCTGTGCTTTAGTTTTTCCAGCACCAAATGATCTAAAATAATCAGATGCTACAAACCTAGATTTCTTAGTTTGAAACAAAGCAGTTAGCATAGTATCAACAATTTGTTTTGCTGGACCATCTATATCATCTAAAGACACAATGTCTCTTAATTCTCTGCCTGCAATACCTGTATCACGTAGCTTTTTAAGTAAATCTCCTACAACTAAATCAGCTGTAACAACTGTTTCACCAGCCCATGTCTCGTAAACTTCTTCTCCTAATGGAATAGTAGCTGGCTTTTTGTCAAACAAGTCCTGTAAGTACTCGTCAGGTGACATATCCAAAGGATCTCTGCCTTTAGTTATTTGATGGAATGATTCAACAGAATCTCTCCAGAGTTCACTTAATAAAGCTCTATTACCTTTTACAGCATCTAGCTCTCTTGCAAACTTTTCTGTACTCATCAAGCCTTTTAATGTAGACTCAACAATCTCATCAGTCGTACCACCATATCTAGCAATACGTTCTCTTTCAACAGCAGTCGTAACTCCGCCAGTAGATCCATCTTCAGATCCCCAGTCTTTACGAGTACGTTGTAACTGATCTCTAGCATCGCCGGGGTCAACAGTAGATGTGTGAGCACCTTGATGCCTGTCAGCGAATGGTTTATTCTTATCAGCTCTAAACTGTGTTTCATTACGTCTGAGCTGTGCTAATGCAGCAGTAGTTGTTTGATCTTCTATACTACCATTACGGCGTACAATCTGTCGTTTGACTGCTTTACCACCTTTACCTAGTAGATATGCAGCACCGTCAAATGCTAATCCTATACCCATACCTTCTACGATGTTCTTCATCATAATCGGATGGTCAGTTTCTTTAGTACTTAATGGTGTATCTATCCAACCATAACGGTCTCTCATAGCAGCTAACGCATTGTGTCCGTCTGATTCTTTTGATATTAGATCAGACATACCACCGATAGCGATAGCTCTAGTTACATTTCCAGCACCTAGTAATGCTGATGCACCACCAGCCAATATAGGAATACCTGTAGCTGCAAGTCCTTTAGCAGCTAGTACAGTACCAACAGCGAGTGAACCAAAATGTACAGTTCCTCTAAGTAATTGACCCCACCATGTTTTAGTAATAATAGGATCTTCTTTATTAGTAAAAGGATCCCATTCTGGTGTATAAGATCCTGTTTCTTCTATTTCTCTTTGTCTAGCTCCAGAAAGGGCATCAAATGTACGCTCTCCGAATGTAGTTACTGACGATGCAGTGTCTTGTAAACCACCTGACAAACTAGATTGTAATTCTTTAGCTACTCCTTTGATACCCCATTGATCTGCATTACGAGGGTCTTCTCTAGTAGCGTTGTAGTTTTCGACTTGTCTTTGTTCTTCTGCCTGAGACTCAGTAATCTGATTTGTGATGGCATTAGCTTCTGCGACTTGTCTAGCAACCTCATCTAAATCAGGGATTGATGGGTCATACGAAGAACTCATTTATTCTTCCTCCTTTTTGTCAGGTCCATATAAGTCCATATTAATTTTGTATTGGGCAGCACCTTTTAAAAGATAACGTACTTCATTCCAAATATTTTCATCGTCATCTACGTCTTCAATACCTTTAAATAGTTTTTCATAACTTTTAGATTCGTCTGCACCTATAGGCAACATGCTTAGATAACTAACATCTCCATTAAGAGTGAGTTTCTTTTGTGATTCTAATGCTAAGTTAAGCATCATTAACTCATCTTGAAATGTACGATCAAATACTCTATCAGCAACAGGAATGTTATTCTCTAGCATGTACTCTAGTAATAACTTGAGATTATCACCTCGAATACCATAAACTCCGTATCGTTTATCATCTAAAATATCATTTGTATTACCAGCTAACATATCTTCATATAGCTGTCCTACATTCATAGTTGAGAGATTTGCATTTTCATAACCTCCTTCTATACCGGGTTGGGATACAGTAAATATTGCATTTTCTCCACCGTTAGCTAGCATGTTTTTACTAATTGGTCTTTCAAGAAGGTTCTCAGTAATACCTGTAAAGTTTTTAGATGAGCTTAATATTGTTTGATATGTTTTTGCATCAGTAGGATGGTGAGTTAAGTTTCTAGCAGATATGGAATCTACCTTACCTTTTAGTGGTAGTAAATAGTTATCATACTCATTTCCTATGATACCTAAAGCTTTAAGTCGTGCAACCATGACACCTCTGGCATCTAAGTCTGGAAAATACTTTGCTAACTGGACATATAGTTGAGGTATGTCTCCGCCAAACTTTAATTGGTTTTGACCTTGTTCAACATATTTTAATTCACCAACATGATACTGCTTACTATCTAACCATGTTTGTTTAGATTCTTTGGTGTTACCAACTAACTCTGTGTTTCTTATTAAGATTTTACCGGGGTCGTAATCTACTTCATCATTAGGTAAATTATCATTATACGCACCATTTTTTATATTTTCTGATACTTGTATAAATGCGTCTGCCCTAGCTTTTGCCGAATCTACATTACCTTCTTCTAACTCTTTAACAATTCTATAATAATCTTGGTTAGCTGCGATTGCTATGTAAGCTTTATTTCTTTCTATAGTCAGATCAGTCATACCTGAAAAAGTAACCTTAGCATAGTCTTCTATTTTAAGACGTATCTCACCTATAACATACTTATCTGAGTCTGTGCCTGTTATAACATTTCTATCTGTTAACTGCTTAAACTTTGATACTTCGTCAAACATCTCAGTACCAACGAAAGATTGTAATTCATCGTCTGATATTAAAGTACCGAACTCTTCATAGCGTTCTTTAAGTTCTGTAAAACGACCATTTTGAGCAACTGTATCACGTTTCATGTTTATATCACTTAGTTTTTTATCAAGTGATAATTGTGTTTCGTTCCAGATACCTCCCATTTCAGAAAAGCTAACATTAGTTCTTCCATCTGAATGTCCAAACTTATGCTCATTCATTAGATAATAATAATCATCCTCTGTCATACCTAAGTTTTGATACGCAAACTCGACAGCGTCTTCAAATTCTCCTAACGCTTCTTTCATAGCATCTTTTGGTGTATAACCTTTAGCTTCATATCCAGCAGCTATGTTCTTAATCATTCCAGTTTTGGAATCGAATAATGCGTCAAATTTTAGATTACCACTTTTACTATTATTAATAACACCGTAAATAGTTGTAGCTCTACCATACAGAGTGTTGTTACTTACTTCTTGATTCGCAGCACTATTTTGTACAAGACCATCTACGCCAAGTTCTGTACTAATAGTGGTTTTTAGCCCGGGTAGAATGTGATCTATAATATCTCCATCACTAATTCGAGGATTAGAGTCTCTGACATACCCTAGAAAATGAGCAGCAGCTTCTTCTAGCCACTCTCTTTTATCATCAGGGTCAGTCAGTTCATCAAAT